CCGCAAGGTTTCCAGTATATCTTACTATTTTAGCCATCGTGTTTTTTCCTTCTTACGTTTTGATACACGCATTGAGTGCGATGTTTTTAACTCTCGTTTCTGTCTTAGCCGCTTTTGCGCTAGTCGTGGAATTTGCCCCCTGATTAGTTATAGCAATTCCAGAACTTATAACTCCGCTAGTGATTGGATTAGGACCAGCAGGAGCATCTTCTCCTTGAACATGGCGCCCGCCTCCGAGCGTAGTCGCTGTATATCCTGCTTTTGCATAAGCGTCGATTTCTGAACTTTGAACACCGATTCCCGAATAGTGAGAGTGTTGTTCTAGAGCGTCATCTTGATCTGTTCCGATTGCACGACCTATATCAACTCCTGCACCGTCGTCCCAACCTCTGGCAAACTGACCTCGCATATCAGGGATATTGAAAGTCAATGCGCCATCGCCAGCACCATATGTTATTCCTATCGCCGCAAAAAGAACAGAGTATGCCGCCCTTGATATTGCCGCTCCGTTTGCCTGTAGCCATCCGGTAGGAGCTGTAGCCATTGCGAAAAATTGTACTGCGCCTGCGGGAATACCCGCCTCGACAACAAGTTCGTCGATTGCAGTTTTTACATTCGTTGCCGCCAAGCCTGATATCGCATTGTCATAAGTTATACTGCTAGAGATAGAAAGCTCGTCAAGGGCATCCTGTACATTTGTTGCCGCTAGTCCTGAAGCAATATTGTCATAGGTTATGCTAACAGCATCTTCGAGGTCTTCCATCGCAGCCATCAATTTCCAGCTTACTGTATCTGTAGCAGGATTATTGCCTGTGTTAGGCGTAACTTTAGAAATATAAAGATTTCCTGCCGTTATCGTCGCCGACCCAAGATAATATTCTTGTGAAGAATTCCACTCGGCAATCCCCATTTGATGCAGATATGATAAAAGAAACGTTGTTGTGTATCCAAGACCGTTGAAATCCTGCTTCGACGGCGGCGTGCTTGCGCTCACTATTCCCCATCCCGTAAGAAAATCCGCGTTGATATTATCAGCAAGCGTGTCGGATTGTAGAACTCCTCCAAAAACAGTTCTTTCAACTCCTGCGGCATTAGAGCCAAAAGCCGCCAAGTTTCCGTTATATCTAACAATTTTAGCCATTTCATTACCTTTCTATAATAGTTTTCTTAAAAAATACCCGCCCGCTTCAACGAGAGGATCGTCTTTATTTTTAAAGCCTTTGCAATTAACATTATTGGAAAACCCGAAATTATTTGTCGGGTCTGACTGTACAAGGATATATCTAACTCCTTGAGGCTTTGGCAGAACTCCGAGTGCTATGATGATACGAACTCTGTCATCATTAACAAGAGGGCTTATATGTAGTGTTAAGCTCATATCAAAATTATCTTGGACGTAAGCAAGACCTTCAAATAAATCAACAATAGCAATTTGCATCGATACATAATCAGCAGAAGTCATAATACCATGAGCGATATTCTTTCTTATCTTAGCTTTAATAAAAAAGCGAAAGTCTGGATCGTCAAGTTCCAAATCATCATATTGAGATGAAAATTTATTATACATCACACCAAGCTCGCCAAGATCAACAAATTTATCATCAAATTCTGTTGAGTTTGGATTGTCGTCGAATCCAAAAAAAACCTTAGCCAGGACAGAAGGAACGACCCTATCAACTCCAACGATGCGACCTATTATATTAAGCCTATCTCCCGTAGCTTCGTCAATATCAAACTCTACTTCGAATGACTTTAAGAAGTCGAATACCCTTTCCCAGGTTCCAGATTGCAAAGCTATTTCTGCGCGAGCATTCGTCTTTTCCCAGTATTGTTTTATTAAAAGATCTTCGTATTCGCTTGTATAACTCATTTTTAAGCCGTTGTTATAGCAATATTAGCTGTTGAGATAGTGAACTTTTGTTCTGCTGTAGCTGCCTGACTTGCGGCTGTGTATGTGATTCCGTCAAGTCCAACCTCAAGACCTGTTGCAACGAACGTATCACCTGCTCCATAAACGATACTATATAGTTCGCTAGCACTTGCGTTCTCTCCTATATCATATTTCTTCGCAACTAAAGCTTCTGAAACTAGGCTTGTAACGATTGGAAAAGCGGGGTCTTTTTCGGTAAGCGTCATCTTGACATATAGTTCAGTTGGGCTAGGGATGTCGAAAAGCATATTATGAGCATAAGTAAAAGTAGTTCCATCAGGCAACGTAATCTCTTCATTATATGTCCCTGTCACACCACCTTTTAAACCTGTGCCTGCGTTCTTTGTTTTAGCGAGAACCTCGCCTATCTCAGCATTAGTCCCACCTTCAACAATACACCATATCGTATGAGGATCAAGAGTAAGAGTTACATCTACTGAATCAGTATCGTTTTCATATATTTTTAACTTTGTCACGGATTTAATATCTGCTAGGGCTGAATATAGCCCAGAAATAGAACTTGTTTCTGGCGTAGCTAGAGAAAGGTTTCGGCGAATTCTGAGGTCTTCGTCGGTCTCTTCATCTTCTCCTATTGTAGCTATCGCCGCGTTTGTTACTGATAAAACACCGATGATTATCGTTACAGGAATAGTAACTTTATCCACCCCTGTCGATATCGCACCAAAATTCTCGGCGTATAATGTTGTTGTGTTAGCTCCAGATACTATGCTTACAGTCTCTAAAGTCTTCCAGTTTTGACCGATATCATCTGATACTGTGTAGCCTATCGGCAAAGTAGCAGATCGATCGGCTGTAATTGTGACAGAAACGTACGATCTGACAGCAGATTGACGACTTATTCCAGAGAATTTTACAAGCCTGTTAAGAGCTTGTCCGATAGCAAAATCAGGGTCGAGCTGATTATACAGTTGAATCCCGAACGATTGAAGATCGAGCCTCGCCTGTGCTTCTATAGCAACCCTTTGACCATCGGGGCTATCAGAATCAAGATTGATGTCTGAGCCATAAATGGTCTTGTAGCCGTCAGATAATTCCGTTACGATCTCGTCGAAAGTCTGTACTTCGATGCCGTCTTCTGTAAAATTTGGTTTCATCTGTCGACCCCTAGATTACTATTATTTTTTCTTTGAAACTTTCTCAGGCTTCATAGCCATGTCTTTTCTTAAAACTTTAGCTGTCTTTTTAGCAGGAGTTTTTAACCTGCCTTCTTCATGCTTAACTTCAACAAGTTTTATTTTTTCTTCGTTTTGTATTGCAATGGCTTCTTGTTGTTGTTTACTTATCGTATTATATATTACACGAAGCTCTTCAAGAATTTTTTCATGACTCAATTTTATTGGAAATATAAATTCTGCTCCAGTGCTTAAATTCATAACAATAGATTCTTTCATTGAATATGTAATTTTAGGTTCGTCCTGTTTCTCTTCTGTTTTATCAGTCATTTTTTGTCTCCGTTTTGTTTTATGGTAGTATCTCAATTTCTTCGTAATTTTCAACGTCAAAGACATCGTTATAATTTATTATAATACTTATCGCCCGATTTTTTCTATCTTCTTCTATTTCAAGCTTTGAAATCGATTTTACTCCGACCGTCTGTAACACCGATTTCTCAACAGCACTTTTGATATTATCAGTATTACTTTTCGAACTCATAATGTCAATCCAATCGCTACCCGCATCGATATCAAGAAACCAATCATTTTTGAAAGACCTCAATCGCGTTACAACATTCTGCGCGATAGCATTGCTTTTAGTCTTATATGACGCCTTTCCACGTCCAAAGATGAAGTCGCCCTCGCTCGTTATTCCTGCTACTCTCATAAAAAAACCTCTAGTTTGGCGACGCCGTTGTTCCACTTCCTGCCGGATCAGTCCATGTGTAGTTATGTGTATGAGCTGATAACGTCTTCCCGTTCGCTGTAACTTCACCAGAGGTCTCGAAGTCTACAGTACTTGACATCGGCGCACCTGCTACACCGCTAAAGCTCGCCGCCGCTATATTTCCAGAGCATAGTATATTACCAGTTATAATCAGGTCTCCAGTAAGATTAAGATCGCCGACAATGGTCATATTACCTTTTTGATCAAATTTTCCAGTAAGTTTATAGTTTCCTGTGTGATCTATGTTTCCTATATACTCTTTGTCACCGACCTCTTTTATCGTCGTAGGTATATCTATTGCTTTGCTTAAAGGGTTTATTCCAACGATAGCAAAAGCATCGCTATAATCCATCATTCTAAGTTCTGCAGGGCTAACAAAATCTTGTCCATCGTACCACCTATCGAAGCATCGCTCGCTTATTATAAGAAGGCAATAATCTCCTATCGCTATCGGGTGAGCCGTATAACTAGTTCCGCCCTGCATAAAAATAGGAGGAACTTCTACGAATTCAGGAAGCTCTATAGATTCGCCTTTTACAGCTCTATTTATAACCGGGCGAGCGTTTATCGTCGTAGCATTGACTTTCGTAACAACGGCAATAACTGCCGTATGCACGTTAGCAAGTGCGCTCTTTAACGCTATATCAAGTACGTCGATTAGTTGCTTGCTAGTCATTATATTGTTACCAATTCAGTATTAAGCATCCCAGTACACGTTTGTACCCAAGCTTCACCATAATTATCGCCATCATAAATTGCATTTATTATTTTATATATTCCGTCAAGATGAGGAGCTGTCTTGCTAATAAGCTTTACTGCTCGACCGATTTTTACTGTCGGATCGATTAGCATCTTAAATGTTACAAGGCTTGCTTCTCTTGTCGGTGTGCTTATTAGTCCGCTTTTTGCGTTAACAACTGGTATATAGCTACTCGTGATGTCGTCTTCGTTTATCACATAGAGCTTTTCATCGTCGATATACCACGTCTCATCCTCTCCAATAGCATCGTTTATCAGCTTTATAGAATTACCCACCAGAACCCTCGGACGCGTTAGAACAGGACGAGGCGTTATCTTTCCATTCTCTGTATGCGTCATATCCCTTAGAATCTCAGCTATGACTTCTTCGCCGCCTAAAACTGTTGAGCTTGTAAAAGAGTTCATGTAATCGAAGCCACCGTCGTAAGCATCGATTGACGTTGTTATATCCGCTCCCCTTCGCTCATTCGAACACTTATTGATATTGCCTTTGAACATGAGTTCAAGTCTGTCTTTATATCCAACTGAAAAAGAAATTGGAATCAGCTTTACCTCTTCGACATCTTTAACGATAGCAAGCCTTTTCAATGGGCTGAGATTATAAACCTTAATCCTTATCTTGTTAAGTTGTCCGCTTATTGATTTCATACAGCTAAAGACAACTTTCATCGGTGGCTTAATAACCGTATCGATTCCGTTGACGGTTATAGTTAGCTTAAAATCTCTGTTGAATTTTGTAGTTATCATTCTGGAACTTCAACCCCTCGAATGCTTTCCATGTCAGAGGATTCGAGAAGATAAAGAGCGCATCGCCCCTCGCTGAAATCCTCACTCTTGAAAGGATCGATTCCATTACCAGAAAGATCGCGAACTACAAAATCAAAAGGGAGATTCTGGCTAAGGATATGTAATACACCGACTGATAACTTTA